AGTAATGCAACTATTAATATAATTAATTTCTAGCACCCGTCATCCAATTGTATTTTCGAAGCTTAGGAAGTAGTCTATCTTTACGTTTACTACTGGCAAAGCCCTCTTTGCTTGTAGCTTGCGACTTGGGGGCCCTTGCAAAGTAGTCTGCGTAGTATAAGGCATCCATGATATCATCATTCCTAGGTTTTGGGTGTTCAAAGAACTCGTCTACTATCTCAGTCATTTCTCTTCTAATAAACAGTTTCTTTGAATTAACGATAGGGCCTAGTGTTGTTTCAAGTCTATCTTCCTTTTTTATCCTATTCGGTGGCTTAACACCTTTAAAGATACCGGGCATTAGTCTTTTTTCGTTAGCACTCATACGTGTAACCATGTCTCGAACCATCTCCTGTGCAGCCACAGTCTCAATGGTTACTCGCTTTACAGGACTATATCTCTTAGCTATCTCTATAATCTTAGCTGGAACGTCAAATGTGGGTATTCTTTCTCTGAAATATTCTAATACATAACGATTATTCTTTGAATCAATACCCATAACAAGTATGACCTGAAAATCGGAAGTAGCTGTAGCTGTAGCGGCAAGGTCAACACCGAGGTAAATATTAATAGGAATCACTTCTTCGTCATCAACAATGTAGTTAAACCCGTTCATAAGCTTGTGGTCACCGCTATAATGCTGTATTCTATCTATTTTAAAGGCTGCATTTGATATATCACGTGCATCATTCATATACTCTTGAGCGAACTTATTGACTAAACCAGCTTCGATAAACTCTTGTTTCTTGTGATTTAGCTTAGCTAATGGGAATTGTTCGGGCCAGAGAGCCTTTCCATCTTCTACAGCACGATGAAAGAAGACATCCCATGGATATGTACGATTATCTTTCTTTGCTCGCTCGTGTCCATCATAGGTCATCTGCAAGAAACTGTCATAATGAACGATAGTACCCGCTAACCATATCCAACCTTCGTTACCCGGGGACTCTTCTAGTGCAGGATAGATTGTAGAGACTACCCATTTCTTAATTTCAGAGCGACGTTCAGGTGTTTTTGTATTTAGTTCAGACTCGAAATCGTCCAATATAATACCTGTATACCTTACATCAACCTCAGCACGCCCCCTTAGACGCTGACTGGTACCTTTGGCTATAATCCTGTCCCCTTTGGGAGTAACTAAATCTTTTTCTGTCCATCGCTTACCTAGCATACCACCATCCATATTACCAAAGTAATACTTAATAGTCTTATTTGTTTCTAAATGATATCTAAGGTATTTTAAATGGTCAATAGCCTGACCTTGCTCTTCGGATACCCATGCAATAAAGTTCTGGTCATCCTCACCAGCAAAACAAAGTTTATGTAAAATAGCTGATTTAGATAGAATTGACTTGCCAAAGCCACGGGGAAGTATAATACAAAGGCGTTCGCCGGGTTTAGTAGATATTAGTCTTTTAGAAAGTGTGTAATGACAATCAGGTGAGGCACTTTTGTGCATAAAATCCTTAGGAAGGAAGGCTCTCCCAAAGAATAACAGGTCTTGATAAGACTTAGCTAGTATCTCATCCCGCCGAGTCATCTCTTCAGGGGGAGGTATTATGCTAAATGTCTCTATCTTCTTCTTTACGGGTAAGTCTTCTGATTCTTTTTCGTTTAATTCCATACCTAGTCTTTGTTTTGGATATAAGCCTTTTGACTCTATTCCTTGCACTCGCTGTCTTTTTCAACTTACCACTTAACTTTATCAGACCAATAGGCCGCTGATATTTTTCCTCGGTCGATATTCTTAGCGTGTCTGGCTTTAAAAGCACTTTTCCTTGCTTTCTCCGACTCAGACTTCGGGTTTTTGCCTGCACCACTTACACCTTGCTGCCCAAAACGGATAAGTTTAATAATGTTACCTACTTTAGCTACGACAACATGACTCTTCTTAGGATGGTTTGGTGTTTTTTTGGGCTTATTATAGCCCGTTACCCCTGCACGAGTCAGTCTTGAATCTTTTTTAACCGCCATTACTTACCCCAACTTTTCTTAGCGACAACCTTAGCGTCTTTAGCTAAGTCACCATAGTGGAATAACTTCTGACTATTAGGCCCATGTGTCTTACCTGTATGTAAATCACCATTAGGCATCTTATGTAAACCTGCTTTATGTTGCTTACCACTTTTTAAGTAGTGCTTTACGCCCATTCCCATCTTATACCTCTATTATATCAATGTTGTAAATTGCTGTTCCCCACTGCACATACATAGGATATGGCCAATAAGGTCTATTGAGACGCATTTTCTTCTATTAGCCCCGACTCAAAGGCTTTAAGTTTCTCTTTGGTAAAGCCAGTGAACTCCTGTATGAGTGCAATGGACTCTGATTTCTTATCAGTAGACAATAATCCGGATATCTTCATTAATGTTTCCAGCGCTCTGAGTCTATCTCCGTCACGAGCATCAGGCTTATCAACCACTGACTTAGCATTTTCGAGCAAATAGGTCTTGGTAATGCCCAATCCATCCATTAGCTCTTCAACTTCTTTGTTAATCAATGTTCTTATCCTCTTCTGTCTTAGTAAAATCTTAGTACGGGTTGCAGCATATCTGCGATTTTGGGTCTTATATACCGTTAAATAGGCATCTGTAGCATCTCGACCCATGGCAACCATCTTAGCAAACAACTTCTCACGGGAAGTAATGTACTTGCTTGTCTTATATTTAGTAAAAGTGTATATGTCTGACGCTGGTGACCCGGATAAAGTCGCACTGTCAACGGCAAATACCGTACCTAATAGGGTGCGAATGTACTCCGTCTTCTTATTATATTGATTGCTATGCATTACAGAACGCTTTAATACACTAAATACCTGTCCATCGTCACTTACCGTCCACTCACCTTCAAGTGCTTCTCGCCAGTTTTCCTTTATTTCCGCTTTCTTATGGTGTTTACGGAACTCAGACTCATCTTCATACAAGTGGTATGCTACACCACTGATGGTCTTTATGTGCATACTACGCTTCTACTTTGAAGAAATCAGGCTCAAGTACGTCAATTAAGGTGGGAGACTCAAGCTCATCAATTAAAACGAGTATTTCCATCATGTACATATGGTCACCGGTCTCCCGGAACTTATATGATAACGTTTTTAAAGTGTCTATTGCGGGGCCTAGGTCTAACATTTCTATTCTAGGGTTTATTTCCATGGCCTAAATATACTGATTCCTTTATATTTAAACAAGATGATAATAGGGGTTGACTTATATAGGGTAAATAGAATAAATTCCATTGTCGATTGAGACATCATAATATTAATACTATAGTAATATAGTACTATATAGTACTATAGTAAGTACTTACTATAGTATAATATTATAATATTAAAAAAAGAAGAGAATAGTATATATTAAGTATAGTAAGTATTAAGTATAGTAAGAATAGTACCGCGAAATAGTATAGTAGTACCGCGAAAAGCCATACCCCTCAAACTCTCAAAAACTTCTAAAAAATAATATCTGTATGCGTGTGTGTCTTATATATATACGGGAGTCCCCCCCCTAAGCCTTTCAGGTTGAAATAATCGGGGTTGAAAAAACCAAGGTCGATTCCTCAGGTTGAAAATAGTGACGGCTAACCTGCGCAGGATATGGGATGGATGACAGCAGCAAGCACGATTCCCGGCCCAAGTTCTACTAAGTTCCATTCGATTGTAGATTATTTCTCGAGGGTGATGGAACTATTTTAAAATACTTGGGAACTTTCTTCCCTGTCATATGTGTACGGTATAGCTATTTGAAAATTTGATGACTTGGTCTTCCTCCGGATGGAGGATGTGACTGGCGGGGAATAGTCCCGCTCCAAGTCTTGAGGATGTCCCAAGGGGTAGCATCCAATAACATTATTAATCTTAAAAGAAAGGTGAGTACAATGGACATATTGAACTACAAAATAGATGATTCTATAATACTGACTAAAGACGAACTGTTTCAAGAACAGGCCCCAAGTTTCAACTTTGAACTGGACGCAGACCAACTACTGGCCAAGGCCCTCAAGCTTGGCTTTGTTGTTAAGGTTGGAGATGACCAGTACCTGCAGAACTTGGACTATTAAAGATGATAAACCGGGGGGAGAGTAACACTTCCCCCCACAATTAAGAAAGATAATAACAATGAAAACAAATAATATAATGTCAGCATTGGAACACAAAAGAAACCAGTTACATATGGAGACGTTAAGGGCCATCAGGGATGAGTTAGCAAAGAATATCGGAACACACCAAGGCGATACATCCAAAAAGCTATTTGTCATGAACTCTTATGTTGACGATAACGTCTTAACAATAGATACTGATGAAAAGGACTTTGCAACAGGCGGAACCATGAACAGCCCCGTAAGTCTCACCTTATGGCTAAAAGTCCATGGGATTGCTTTCAGGGATAGTGATAAGGCCATAACAATCTTAGGATTCCATCCATTGGAGATGTTCTAATGAGCAGGAAACATTACCGCGAAATAGCGGAGATACTGAAGGAATGTAACTACCCAGAGCATTGGTCGTTTAAAACAGTTATTGACGACCTCTGCGCTATGTTCAAACGAGACAATCCGAACTTCAAGCCGGAAGTATTTAAAGAGGCTTGCGGACTTAAATAGAAACCAAACAGGGGGCAAGAATGCCCCCGGAGAGGAACATAATGAAATCAGTAATTAAACACATCAATAAAAAAGATGCGGAACTATTGCTAAGGGTCTTAAGTCCTTATTCGATAGCTTACTACCGATATCAGAATGGAGATTCATACCAAGACGGTAAAATCTCAGATTCAGAAGCAGATTCATTAATGGCATTAGCAGACCAATTAGCCGAAAAGATAGGGCTTGACGCTGAAGCAGGATATTAATAACAAAACAAGAGACCCCCGGAGAAATCTGGGGGTTTTTTTTGTGTCTAAAATTATTATTTATAGGTGAAATTCACGTACGTAGTTCAGAAGTATATTTTTTAAGGTAATTCACGTAGGTAATTCACGTAAATAGAATACTATATTTATTATATGCTATTCACGTAGGTAATATTTAATACTACAATTCACGTACATAGTATTTTAATAGTAATATTCACGCAAATAGTATTTATAAGTACCAATTCACGTAAATAGTACTATTTTAAAGGGTTATGAGTATATACGGGTAATATTATACTATTATTAGTTTATATATTATAAGTCTTTAAACAAGTAGTATTGAATAGTACTGTATTAATACTTTACTCTATATATAGAATACACAGTATAATAAACACGGTGAAAGTAATATTATTAATATTATTAATATTAGCCGGGAACTTTTACAACCTTACCACGTACAAAACACATGAACAGAAACTTAAAC